GTTTCTTTGAAGACTTTCATTCTCTTCCACCAGATATGCAACAAAGAATACGTACTGTAAAAAGAACACAAGTTATTCTAGGTGAAGTTCAAATGGATAATCCTGTAGATGCAGAGGGAAACACTTTATCTGAATATGAAGGTAAGTGGGTTCCATTCGTTTACGAGATTAAATCTAATCAATCTATTAAATCCCTTAATAAAGTATATGGATCTTTAATTAATAAACACGGTGAAACAGGTACTATTAAGTTCACTCAAAAGTTAGCAGGAAAAGAGGAGATAGCAAAAAGTGGTAAGCCTTATGCTGTGTTTGAAGCTTCCGCAGGTAACAGCTTTGGTATGGACACAGGTGATAGCACTAAGCTTGCTGACTTTAATGATTGGATTATTAGAGCTAATAAATACGTTGAAGATGAGTGGGATAAAAACAGCGTAGCTTCTTTTAGTGATGATGATTCAGCACTTGTTTCTGCAATGGTAAACGTAGAGGAATCTGATTAATGCATCCAGCAGAGCTAAAAGTTAATTTATTTTTACAAGAAGCTTTAGCTGGTAACGCAGTCGTAACAGAGGAGGTGGCTGATAAGGTTGCCTCCGATGTTAAAGAGGCAATGCTTAAACAATTTGCTGGTCCACCCAGAGATGCCTTTCGCTTACGTATGAGTAATATAGGTAAACCTACGTGCCAGTTGTGGTTTCAAAAAAATAAACCAGAGACTAAGGCTCCTTATGATCCTCACTTTTTAATTAATATGATTACAGGTGATATCATAGAAGCTGTATTTAAAGGTTTACTTAGATCTGCAGGTGTTTCTTTTGGTGATAACGATACTGTCACACTAGACTTAAAAGAATTAGGTACTATTAGTGGTGAGTATGATATGATACTAGACGGATCTGTTGATGATGTTAAGTCTGCTTCAGACTATTCTTATTCAACTAGGTTTTCTTCTTTTGAAAAACTAATGCAGAATGATACCTTTGGTTATATACCTCAATTAGTAGGGTATGGTGTAGCCGCTAATAAAAACATAGGAGGTTATTGGGTTGTTAATAAAGCAGATGGTTCTTTTAAATATTTAAACATTGGATCAGTAGATAAGGAAAAAGTGTTAAATGAAATAAAGAAAACAGTAAGTTATATTAACAGTGACGCTCCTTTTAAGCGTTGTTTTAAACCTGAAGAAGAATATTATAACAGAAAACCTTCAGGTAATACAAAATTAGGTACAGCATGTAAATGGTGTAACTTTAAAGAGGCCTGTTGGCCTGAAATGCAAACGATGCCCTCTAGGGTATCAAAAGCTAGAGTCCTACCTATGGTAGATTATATTACAATAAATGATGGAAAGCAGTAAAAAATGACTGAACAAGAAAATAAAAATACAATAACAGTTGATGACGTTATCTATTCTATAGATGATATGACAGATGAACAAAAAGCAATACTTAGTGTAGTAGAAATAAATAGAGCTACAGCATCCAACCTTAATAGAGAAGCTATACAGGTAAATCACCAGTTATCTTGTGTGTTAAGTATAGGTGAAGTAAAAAGAAGAGAGCTTAAAGAGTCTTTACTTAAGTCTTCAGATAGCTCTGATGAAACCTCAGAGGAAGCGGTAGAAGAAGATACTGCTGATGAAACCTAGGTTTAATCCTAAATGGAATACCTATCGAAGTGGCTTAGAAGACAGGCTCGTAGATAGTTTATCTAAAATACAAAAAGAAGTCAGGTATGAAGAATTAAAGATAGAGTGGGAAGACCTACGCTATCGAACCTACACGCCTGACTTCTTATTAGATAACGGTATTATAGTTGAGGCTAAGGGCCAGTTTGATTCAGAAGATCGTCACAAACACAAATGTGTTAGACGGCAACACCCCGAATTAGATATACGTTTCGTATTTAGCAACGCAAAAGCTAAGCTATATAAAGGCTCTAAGTCTACGTATGCAGATTGGTGTAATAAAAACAAATTTCTTTGGTCTAACAAAATAATACCTGATGCGTGGTTAAACGAACCAGGTACATGTAATACTAAAAGACTAATACAGTTAAAACAAAAAAGAAAGAAGACAATATGACAAATAGTGAAAACAGCGATCATACTTACTTGTTAGCTTTTATTGCGTCTGATCATAGTAAGATTGAAGATTGGGATGAACAATTTGAAATGAATGCTGTTATTAGTCCAAACAATAAAGATCCTAAAGAAACAAAGAATTATTTTATGACTATGATACATTTGTTAATGCATTGTGCTCATTTATTAAACAACGATGATGAGTTTTTACATTTTGTAAAAGAAGATCTTGAAATAAAAGAAAGAAATGAAAGAGGTAATAACGTGATTAGTATATTTTCACCTACAAAGGGTTCCGCGTAATGGCTAAGTGGGAGATGAAAGAGTGGAAACCCGAAGATAAAGATGAGCATGGTTACTATAAAGAGGGAAATAGTCCAAAAATTGATGTAGTTAATAAACCAATACACTACAATCAAAATAGTTTAGAGTGTATAGAAGCTATTGAGGCTTTAATATCTACAATAGATAAAAAATACGCATATCATGCAGGTGCTATACTTAAGTACCTATGGCGATTTGAATATAAGAATGGCTTAGAGGACTTAGAGAAAGCTGAATGGTACTTAAAGAGATTAATTAAAAAGTATAAAGAGGTACATAAATGAAGACCTTCAGTGTTACTTTAGTTTTAGAAGTAGACGAACCTAATAACCTTTTAAGTGCAGCAGAAGATTCACACGCAGAAGATGTATATGATTTGTTTCATAATATGATACACGATATAGATGATGTAAAAGTTAGTAATGTTTTAGTTAGGCAAAGATAATAATGAGTGAAATTGAAATAAGAATAACCCCTGAAGAACAAATGCTTAAAGAGTTTATACAGACGTTTAAAGGCTCTTTAGATTTAAGACTATGGATGAATTTAATAGAAGAAGAATTAATAGAACTAAAAGCAGAAGATTACGGTACAGATGCACACCTTAAAGAGCTTTGTGATGTTATGTATGTATATAACGGTATGATGTTAACTATACCTAAGTTTGCAGGAGATCTTATAGGTGAAGAGGAACTATCTGAAATAAATAGAATAAACGATAAAGCTAGAGATACTATTACTCAGTTTTTTAACCTTTATACAGCAGAGGTAGTAGGAGAAGCTTTTACAAGAGTACACAAAAGTAATATGAGTAAATTAGGGCGTGATGGTAAGCCTATCTTTAGAGAAGATGGTAAGGTTCTTAAAGGACCTGACTATAAAGAACCAGACCTATCAAATTTAATTTTAAACAAAGAGGATGAGCAATGAATAATTACCTACCAACCGACTATCAAGCCTTTATTCACACATCACGCTACGCTCGTTGGTTAGAAGCAGAGAACAGAAGAGAGACTTGGAGCGAGACTGTTGATCGTTATATGACTAATATAATTAGACCTCACGTCCAGGATGAGTCTACCTATAATAAAATACAAGAAACTATACTAGATCTTAGTGTTATGCCTAGTATGCGATCTATGATGACGGCTGGTCCAGCAGCAGCTAGGGATAATACTTGTATGTACAACTGTAGTTATTTACCCGTAGATACTATACAATCCTTTGATGAGGCGATGTACATCCTCCTCTGTGGTACTGGAGTTGGCTTCAGTGTCGAGAGACAGTTTGTTCAACGGCTCCCTGATGTGCCTGACCTCTTCGATAGTGACACTACTATTATCGTCAAGGATAGTAAGGAGGGGTGGGCTAAGGCTCTTCGTCAAGTTATTGCGCTCCTATATGCTGGTGAAATACCTAAGTGGGATGTATCCGCAGTTAGACCTGCTGGTGCTAGACTTAAAACGTTTGGTGGTCGTGCATCTGGTCCTGCTCCTCTCGTTGACTTGTTTAATTTTACTGTAGCTATATTTAAAGGTGCACAAGGTAGAAGGTTAGCTTCTATAGAGTGCCACGATTTAATGTGTAAGATAGGGGAAGTAGTCGTTGTTGGTGGTGTAAGAAGATCAGCAATGATATCACTTAGTAATCTTTCAGATGATCGTATGCGTCACGCCAAATCAGGTATGTGGTGGGAAAATAATCCTCATAGAGCATTAGCTAACAACTCAGTTTGTTATACAGACAGGCCTGATATGGAAACATTTATGCGTGAGTGGGTGGCTTTAGTTGAAAGTAAATCAGGTGAGCGTGGTGTGTTTAATAGGCAAGCGTGTAAAGATTTAGCTGTACGTAGCGGTAGACGTAACCCTGACTTTGAGTTTGGCACTAATCCTTGTAGTGAAATTAGCCTTAGACCACAGGAGTTTTGTAATCTATCTGAGGTAGTAGTAAGATCTACAGATGATGTACACTCTATAATGGAAAAAGTTAAGGTAGCTACTATCATAGGTACGATACAATCTACTTACACTAAGTTTCCTTACTTACGTAAAGCCTGGCAAAACAACTGTGAAGAAGAGAGATTACTAGGAGTAAGTCTTACAGGTATAATGGATAACCCTCTTATGACGTTAGCTAATAAAGCATTAAATGAAACACTGGAGTCACTTAAAAATGTCGCCATAGAAACAAACAAAGAGTGGGCAGGTCTTTTAGGTATACCTCAGAGTACCGCTATTACGTGTTGTAAGCCGTCAGGCACAGTATCGCAGTTAGTAGATAGTGCTTCAGGTATACACGCTAGACACTCACTACACTACATAAGAACAGTGCGTGGCGATAATAAAGATCCTCTTACAAAGTTTATGATGGATCAAGGTATACCTTCACAGCCTTGTGTTATGAAGCCAGACAATACTACTGTGTTTAGTTTTCCTGTAAAGTCACCCAATAAATCAGTAACACGTAACGATATGACCGCTTTAGAGCAGTTAAACCTATGGTTAATATACCAAAGACACTGGACGGAACATAAGCCATCTGTTACAATTACTGTACGAGATGAAGAGTGGATGGAAGTAGGTGCTTTTGTGTATAAGAACTTTAGTGAGATGAGTGGTGTTTCTTTTTTACCTCACTCAGATCACACATATCAACAGGCTCCTTATCAAGACTGTAGTAAACATGACTACAAAATATTAAAAAGTATTATGCCAAAGAAAATAGATTGGACTAAACTATCTGAGTTTGAAGTAGAAGACACAACAAAGTCTAGTCAAACCTTTGCATGTACAGGTGAAGTATGTGAGTTAGTAGATATCACATAATGCAGTTAGATTTATTTCCTGTAAAGAATACTTACAGAAAAGACATAGAAGGAGAAACTAAAAAGTGCATACGTTGTAATATTACTAAGTCTGTCAACTCGTTTGAGTTTAGAGAAAAAAATAAATCTCGAAGATCAAAATGTAAAGCGTGTAGACAAAAAGAAAGTGATACTGTTAGTTCTTTACTTAGTATACACCCAAAACCAAATGATACTAATTATAGATGTCCTATATGTAATAAAAAAGAAAAAGACTTAAAATCTAGTGGTAGATGGCAAGACAGGAGTGTATGGGTTTTAGATCACTGTCATACTACTGAATCATTTAGAGGATGGATATGTAACAACTGTAATATGGGTCTGGGTAGGTTTTACGATAACAAAGAATATTTAAAAAAAGCAATACAATACTTAGAGAGCAGTAAGTAAAATGAATATAGAAAAAGAGGCAGAAAAGTATAGGCTAGAGCAAAGAAAAAAGTTCGCTAAAGAACTAAACCTAGCTTTTAAAGGAACAGAGCAGTTCTTAATACAAAACCTACACAATACAGACGAACTAGAGCGTTCATTGTGTAGGCTTGAAGAAGCTAAGCATTGGGCTGTAGCTTGTAAAGAAAGGCATGGGTTACGTTAGCCTTATCTCATATACATTTTTAATCTTTTTTGTCTTCCTCTGTCTATTTCAGCATATGATTCAATCAACTTTAACTGTTGCATACTAAGTTCTTCTACTGGGGTGTCTATATTTAAGTCTGCCATATACTCCTGTAGATTTCTTTTGCTTACAGTTCCTCCTCTTTTAGTTAGCTTATATAATAATGCCATTCTGTTATCTTCTGGGCTGTAAGAGTTTTCTAATCTTTTTGTTGCTTCTTTTTTAGCACTAGTTAATATTTTGCTTATAAGAAATTTTCTATCTGTTAGACTAGCAGTTTTCCATACAGGTTTATCTAAGATTGCTGCTGCTTTGTATTCTATTATATCAGCTATAGCACCGTCAAAAGCGTTATCTGCTTTAGCTACATAAGATTTAATGTTTGTTCTCCACTGAGGCATCCCTACTTCATTAAACATTCTTTGCATAGAACTCTGTCTATTTGTTTCCCTAAAACCAAACAGTCTACCTATAGGTGCTCTACCTTTTTCTGATGTAAGAGGTTGGTTTTTTTCTTCAGTTACTTCTTGTCCTAATAGTTTAGGGAAAGGTGCGCCTAGTCCTTCAAAGATTTGATCTAAGTAACGCATAGAGTAGTTTAAAGACTTAGCACCTTGGTTTTTGTCACGCTCTACATATTTTTCTCCTCTGGCTATGCCTACTACTAAATTAAGAGGGTCTAAAGGTCGCGTTAAACCTGATGCGTACATAGCAACTGATCCACCTACTGCTTTTTTAAGTGCTTCTGTTACATTAACATTTTCATTTGTAAACATTTCTTCAAAAACAGCATACGTTCCTCGTGCAGTATCTGATACACCTCTTAACAACCCAGAGGGTCCAAACTGTGTTGCTATATCTTTAAATAAATCTTTAGGTATGCCATCTCCGTTAGCTACGTGTACACCTAACACACCTATAGCTTTGTAAAAACTAAACGGAAAATCGTACAGCCTGGATCTAACTGTGCCGTCAGAAATACGTTCTTCGTGCCAAGCTAATCCTTCTTCTACATTCTTACGTTGCATTGCTGCTGTAGCACCTATTACAGACAAACCGATTGCTGATTTTGTTGTTAAATCCATGTAGCTTGTACTACTTTTAGCGAAGGGTTTATGAATAAGACTGATACC